GTATCTCGAACGAGGGTACGACGTGAATGTTACGTTGAAACTCCGAGAAGTATTGCCCCGTAAACGTATCCCAGTCTCCGAGAAGTTTTTGCCTTCTTTCGGTTTCAGGTAGCATTGAAAGGTGCTTTTTGTAGGTTGGATCAATGTGCGGGTTGTCGACAACAGTTGACGGGACAAAAGCGACGACCAGATGAGTATTGGGATCATGGTCAATTTCAAGGTTCTCAAGCTCTTGTAAATCATCAGGGATCTCAACCAATTTCACGATAGGTGGATCTTCAAATCCATTAGATACATCATAGACCACAATATATTTACCGTATTGGGTCGGCCCCACAAGCATTTGATACAGGAAGGTATGTCCACGGTCACCGGGGTTTGTGGCAAACATGACGTGGGTGCGAACGCCGGATGCTGCCATTTTTTTGCTGGTACGTAAACGACCAGAGATCATGAGCATTTGATACGGGGTAAACTGGGTAGCTTCGTCGAAACCAATAAAATCGTATTCAGCAGACATGAACTGTCCAACGTCTTCATCACGAGAACAATAGCCGTATTCAATAATGCTTCCATTGCCGTACCACCAAGCCTTAACGTTGTCTACAGAACGAAGCACTGCATCAACAATAAGCTGTGCGTAGCGCACCTGTGTACGGATAATCAAAGATCGGCGTAGCTCAGGTAGGGAAGTACGGATCAACAGGCTTCTATGACCCGGATACATAAGGCTCAGTTGATGTACGTGATACGCTAACAGCTCGGATTTACCACCGCCGGCCGCACCACCGTACAAAAGCCAGTCAACTTTCTTTAATAACGCATTAGCTCTTAGCTGACGTTCGTTACCTTGCAACGACCAAGCAGTAAGGTCTTCTTCAAGTAGCTTAAGATATTCATCCTGCTCCCTTGTTGAAAGCTGTTTGAACTCGTCATCTGATAACAGAAGACTCATGCGTCACCGGCAACAGCCCTTAAACCACCCTCAACACGACGTTTAGCCTCAAGACGTAGTTCTTCTAATCTAGTTTGACGTGTTTCCGGAGTTTCATTTTGTGTACCGGAAATAGTAGTAGCCTGGTTCATTTCAAGACGAAGAATGTCATGCCAGATCTTTGCAATCTTTGTTGCTTCTTCAGCGTTCTTAATTTCCCATTCGCCACCCAAAACACGCAAAGCATGGTCCATCATGATGCCAATAGCAAGTTTAGGCAGATCTTCTCTGTCAACACCTTCAGCGATCTTTGACATACCCAGTTTTTTGAGTTGTTCTTGAGCTGTAAGGATTTCTTTGCTGTAGCCGGCGCGAACATGTTTGTCACGCTTTTTGTTTTCTTCACGTGCAATAGTGGCTTTTCGAGCATTCTCGGCAGCATTCTCAGGCGTAAAAGCATACGGCAGAATGTTGTTGATTCTTTGCTGTCTAATTTCTTCGTCTGATGATTGTGCCATGTTATTCCGATTTAGCTGATTGCTCGTAAATGTTTTTCCAAATTTGCATTGATAGCTCTGAAACACCCTGAATAGCAGCATGTTCTTCTGAAGTTATAGTTCCAGCGTCATATGCCATTTTTCCGAGGTTCATAACATATGAACACCCCATAAATATAGCAGAAGCTATGTGTTCAGGCAATGGATCAGGCCAACCGGCAGACAGTAAACCTGCTAGCGCTTGTGCGGATATTGTTGTATCCGGTGCAGCTATCGTTGAAGATAACAACAATTTTGTTTGTTTGGGTGTTGTGTATTTAGTTTCCATCTTAAATATCCTGGATCTCTCCAATTTCGGGTTCGAATGGGACTCCCAATTTGATTGCCAGTGACTCAATCTCTGGCCAAAGGAAGTTGTAAGCGGCGATAACAACATCTCCGGTTGTTTCCCATCGTTCGGCATAAACTGCTTCAAGTTCATCGTCGGAAACGTCTTTGTCGGTGTAGTCGTCAAGTTCAAGCCATTCGATGGCTTTATTGGCGGCATCAACGGATCGTCCAAGGAATTCTTCCCAAACGAGTTGTTTATGAGCGGTTTCTTCGTCAAACGGTTCTGGCGAATAGTTTCCCTTTGCCATGGTGATAATCCTCCATACATTCCAGCAGTGTCCTCTACTGCCGGAAAACTTAGTGCGTATTCAAGACATTCTTGTCTTACTGGGCATTCATTACATATTGCTCGTGCTTGAGCAAAAAAGTCTTTTCCTTGTGGGTCAGAAGGAAACCAGATGTTGGTGTCCGACCCCCTACAACTAGCATCCTGTAACCAATTAGAACGGCTCTTCGTCATCTGATTGTGGGGCTGAGGACTTGCGAGCCGCCGGCATTGTCGTGGTCGTAGGGATTTCAAACCGTAGACTCAGCCCACAATCATCGACCAGCACTTCCATATTGGACTTTGTTTCACCAGTCTTGGTCTTATATGAGTCAAGCTTGTATCTGCCTGTAACCACGACTCGGTTACCCTTAGCGAAGATCGAAGCAATGTTCTCGGCCTGAGCGCCCCAGGCAACGCACCGGTGCCAAGTTGTCTCTGTTTCTTCACCGTTCTTACGGGTGTCAGCTACGCTAAAACGTACTTTGGCTTTTCCTGATGGTGTAAAGGTTAGTTCCGGATCTTGTCCGAGGTTACCTACGATTGTGATTAGGTTCATTGTCCCTCCTGTGGGTCTGTATCTATTTGTATCACACTGGTGTTGGAATTTGGGGCGTTCCAGTATTCATCCCCCCAAATATAGGAAGGGTGCATGCCAAGACGAGTACAAACTCTATCTGCAGTATAGAACCTAATTCCTTTATTTCTACGCCATCCACGTAATATATCTCGTGTTATTCCGACGGATCGGGCGTATTGATAGTCGTCGTGGTCTGGGTCTCTCGTAATGCGTTCAAACGGCTCTAGAGAGAGCAATGGCTCCTTAAATGTCACCGGGAGAACTCATCCTTAGCTTTGAGGTATTTGTCTTGAAGTTCAAAGACTTCACGCCATTTACCTATATCGGTGGGGTTATCCACCAGTAGATCAATGGCATAGCTAAGATCATCAGCGATCTTCTCCCAATTAATGCCACCCCAGTGGTTTGTCCGGGGTTTGTTGGGTTTGTTCAAGTATTTGTCTAATTGCATCTTCTCGTGATGAGCGATGGCTTTTTCTTCTGCTTTACGCATTTCGTACCAATCAGCCACGTTCCCACCCTATATTGCTAGCCCGCCAGTTAGTTGGAGAGTCATTGGACTCTACAGCTAGACGGTGATCATGGTCCTCGTACAACCGGACAATGTGGAGACATGGATCGCCGCCGTCTGCCCAGTCTTCTTCTTCATCTGCAGTAAGGGGCAGACCATCGTGGATGTAGCAGATAGGGGGACCGCAGTAACCCATTTCCCAGCCATAACGCAGCCATGCTTCATGGTCCAACGCAACTGTAATGACTTGATTATCATTCACCAAACACCCCCTTCAGGATCCTTGTCTTTGGGCTTTGAGACTGGAGTTGTTCCATCCCACCTAATAATGTCTTCCATAGCAGCTCCTCTGCAGTAGTGTCATTGTGAATCGTACAGGCAGATCGATTGGTTGTCAACAGTATTGGGAAAATAATAATTATTCTCCACAGGTTGCAATCGACACTCGTAGGGTGTAATCTCTACCTACAACTTACAGACTCATGGCTGTATCACTATTGCAAGTGACGGGGCGTTCATACTAGGGAACTAGGGTAGATGAACCCTGCAATCAAGCTAACGACGAGACATACGTTTTCCCCTATTGCGTAAGAGGTTCAAGCAGCGTTATGAACGTCATCTCATTAAATATTCCGGTGTCGGCTAAAACAAACTAGCTACGGCGACCATCTACACATGTAGTAAACCGTGGGGGGAGCTAATAAACCCACGCCCGTGTAGCGAGTATCCACAAAATATCCACAGCATGTGCAAAAAAAGCTCGCACACCAGGGTGATCTCAACAGGAATGGAGAACTTTTACTGCGTAATGAAGAGAATAAGCCTTCGGCACCCGTTCAACATCGTCATTTGGAGCCAAAAAAGGCCCAGAAGTAGGAAAATGGACCGTTGTACGACGTTTTAACGCTAAAACTGCCCAAATTGGGGTGAAAAATTTAAATCAATGTCTACACATCGGTTTTGAAAAAGGTCAAACGTACGGGAGTTTGTAATCATTTCGCGCCTTGGGGCCCCCTTTGGGTGGTGGGGGTGGGCCGTGTGGTGTGGTAGGTGATCGGTGCTGGGTTGGGGCTACTGGATGGTGAGAGTGGGCAGACCAGTAGTCGGGGGGTCGTCGGGGTCTCCACGTCGCGGCCGGCACACTTGACCAGACCAACGGACACGACCAGCCGACCAACGACGACCGACCTATCTCACTCTCTCTTTACAAGTTGCCCAGGGTGATTGGTGAGCAGTTGCCCAGGCTCATTGGTGGCGAGTGTCGGGGCGTGAGGTTCATTCCAGACCCACAAGCTGGAAGCAGCGAAGCAGGGAGCAAGAGAAGGATCGAGTGGTGAGGTAGTGGCGTGGGGCGTATTACTCGCACTCGCTGGGCGTTTCTGTCAGTTGCTCACTCTCTCGCATTACTCCCTAGACAGCAAGAGACCCCACCAACGAGGGCAGGGTCTCCTATGTCTGCTAGTTGCCCCATAGTCGGGGCGTAGTCGGATTAGAACTCGTGAGGACACCCTTGTTCGTGGCTTCCGAGGTTGTACCAATCCTCACAACGGTCACAACGCTCCTGAATAAGTGCCGTCACATACTCAAAGGGCGTTACAGCCAGTTGTTCAGTTACTAGGTACTCCATAGCGTCAGCGAATACAGGGAAGGTCTGCCAATAGGCAACACCCCCAGCCCGATAGATAGTTACCCGATAGTTCTCCATTGTTCTACTTTCTTTTGAGACGGTCACAAGCGACCACCGAGCGAAACATTACCAGCCGACACAGACAAAACGAAAGACCCCCCCACGCCAACGAAGCGCAGGGGGGTCTATCGGTCTGGTCGCGTAACGTGATCGCAGCCGGACTTCTTTTTACTCGTCTAGGTCGCCCGACATAAGACCAGTAATCCAGTCGTCACACTCTCTCGGTCGGTCGGCGTATTCGCAGAGAGCCTTACCGAGTTTGTCTAACTCCATCCAGCCGAGACCTTCGGGGCAGTTGCCTTGCTGGTAGTTCTCGCCGTTGTTCCAACTAGACAGACCGAAGCCGTACATCTCTTGTGAATACCCCACAAGGTCAAGGAACAGGGGAAAGGGTCGGCGTGGGTCATTGTTGGCGTAGTTCAGCGACCACGACCACAGGTCGGCAATAGCACCAACGAAGGCCGGCGCTGCTTCGACATACTCCCAAACGGTCGTAGGTGCTGGGGTGGTGTCTTCGGTTTTCATCACTCGCCCTCGCTCTCGTCGTCGTCGTCGTTCACTTGCGTAGAAGCGTGGAGAACGGTCACAAGCCGACCGACAAGACCCTTCATAACGTCAGCCTTGTCAGGGTTGCCAGTTGCCTGCGTAATCAGTTCCATAAGTGCCGAGCCGTAGCCCTCTCCCCAAACAGCCCAGCCGACACTATCCAACGCTTCTGCCAAGTTTCCTGAACCGTCTTCGGTCTCGGTGGTCTCACCGTCGTCACCAAAGTCCAAACGACTAATCCGTGTTCCGTCTTCGGCGTAGCAACAAACCACACGAAGGCGACGACGGTCGGGATGAGCCGAGGGCGCACCCTCAACTTTTCCGTCAGCCCCCAACGGCGCACCCCAGCCAGTTGTTACAACGACAAAAGCAGAAGGGAACAGGTCGGGCAAATCGGACTGTGTCCGACGCTCCCAGCGTTGAGCCGAGTAAATCGCCAACGCTCCGTAAATGTCGCTAGTAGTTACAGGAACTAACACCCATTCAGAGCCGTAACGCTCGTAGATTTCGGGGCTGTTCATTTCATCACCTGAATAGACAGGCGTCGCCCCTATCCAGTTGTCTAGGTGGCTTTTCGCCAATGTTTCTGTGGTCATTGTT